AATGCCCTCGGGGGAGGGCATCAGGCTGCGGTCAGAGGGTGACGCGACCGGGCTGGCCGACGGTACGGGCATGGGTGAATCCCTGCGCCTTAGCCCATGCATGGGCCTTGTCGATGAGGGCCTGCTGGTTGACGCGCTCACCGATGAAGTAATTCAGTCTTACGCCGCGATGGAACAGATCGACGCCAAACCCGCTGGCTGTCCCATAGATTGAATAGGTGTCGAAAATGATGGTTTTCATAAAGTCTCCGTGACGTGCGGGATGCACTCCAATGCGTCCAGAGGGACGCATCAGGCTGCAAGCAGCTCTTACATATGTAAGCGGATGTTTTGTTGTCTACCGCGCCAGTAGCACGGTGCAGGTCGTATCACCTGCCTGAATTGAACCCGTTGCCGGGGAAGACTTGCGTCTTTTACCTCCTCAGACCGACCATATACAGGGCCGTTCTGTACCGGATTCCACCGGGGGGTCCAGCACTGGAGGGGCTGGCACCTGCAGGTTCGATCACCTCTGCTACCTAGCTATTGCTAGTGCATGGCGTGACTGTAGCACTAGTTGCCCGTGTAAAGCAATACCTGAGTGGAATGTGGGGGAATAGCCCGGAGGGTCTGGGGACTCTGACTCTCTATATAGAGGGCAGCAGTCACTAGTGGGAGGCGCTGAAGGGGGTTCAGGCGGGGGAGGTATAGGGTCAGTTCAGACAGGGCCTGCAAGGCCCGGTTGCAATAGGAAAGTTCTAGGTAAGTTATCCACAGGGGTGTGGATAAGATCAGAGTTATCCACAGGGTGTGGACAAGTTTTGTAGTACTTGTTTATTGCAGACAGGGTTTAAAGCGACGAACGGAAGCGGGGTAAGGGGTAGGGTAGTCCGGAGGCTGATAACCTGTTACGATGCGAACGTCGTGTACGTTTACACAGTATGGAAGGAATCACAGTATGACGGAGCGGAGCGAGACCCGGGACCGACTGAGGGCGACCAAAGACGAGTATCTAGCAGCACTGGAGAGGGCTGCGGAGGATGACGATTTAAACGGGTATGACGGGGGCCCGGAACTGAGCGAAGCGGAACGGTTAGCCCTTCGCGCAGAACCTCCAGTAATGAGAGCCGATGGGAGAGTAAGAGGATCAGAGATACCACGTCCAAGGCCACTGACAAGCAGCCAGATAGAGTTCACTAAGGGGCTGATACAGGGGAAGACAATGCGTCAGGCCTACCGAGACGCATACCCCAACGCCAAGGGCGACGATAGGACGATCACCGCTGCGGCGTACAGGGTAAGCAGAGACCCAAGGGTGCAGAAGAGTCTTCAGGACGCATGGGGCGAGACAGTGGAAGTGCTGGCGGAGGACGTGAGTGCCACGAAGCGGTACGTACTGAAAGAGTTGCTTGCACTCAGCAAAGCAGGCAAGCAGGAAGGGTCTCGGTTGAAAGCACTGGAGTTGATGGGCAGAGCCGCTGGCATGTTCCAGCAGCAGCCAGAAGCGAAGGAGGCGGCAGTGTCACCAGAGACGCTACGCAGAGAACTGGCTGGACACTTGAAGTTGCTGGACAACGTCAAGCCGATCAGCAAGGCGCAGGTCAGGGAGGGTTAGCCCCTCTACGGTCATCAGCGTTTACACGGGCGGAGTGGGCATCAGGTTTGCCGCTGGCGGCGACCCACCGCCCCCCGACCCCCCGCTGGGGCCGCTTACCTCCCCCTCCCATGCTTACGCTGTAATCCACTCTTCCCATCACATTCCCATAAACACCCCCCCATCACCCGCAAATCACTGACCCCCCGGGGTATATATATTTTGATTTACACCCCTTGCGAACGTTCGGATTGTGATTTAAACTAGAGATATGGACGACATCATTGATTATGCGAGGCCAACTCTTCTTGCCGAGAAGGCTCTCAAGGACATGCACAACGCAGTGATTGAGAAGAGGTATGCCAATGCCAAGGAGCATGCCTTGGAGGCTTTGACGCAGTTGAGGCTTGCGTATCAGGCTATTTGTGAGGAGCAGAAGAATGTACGAAAAGCATCAACTGGTGCTTGATTTCATCCGGGCGTACATCAAGCTCCATGGTGTGGCTCCCTCTTACACAGTCATAGCCAAGGGGATAGGACTGAGGTCTAAGGCCAATGTCCACCGGATTGTTCATAGACTCAAGGATGAGGGGCACTTGACCCTCCGGCCCCATAAGTTCAACTCTATTGCTGTCAGGGATCAGTCTGTCCGGGCTGTGGGTCGCCTGTGAGTTTCCTTACAAAGAAAGAGGTATCGGACTATCAGTCCTTGATTCCTCTTGTGGATGATGATGGCCGGGCAAAGATTCTCCAGCTTTTGGAGCTAGACAAGGTCCAGAGGTGTAAGGAGTCTTACATCTTCTTTGTCTCTCAGATGTGGCCGGTGTTTATCTCTGGGAAACACCATCAGATCATGGCAGATGCCTTTGAGAGGGTGGCTAAGGGGGAGTTGAAGAGGCTGATTATTAATATGCCTCCCCGGCACACCAAGTCGGAGTTTGCTTCCTATCTGCTTCCTGCGTGGTTTTTGGGGAAGTTCCCCCACAAGAAGATCATTCAGACTGCTCACACCGCAGAACTGGCCGTCGGCTTCGGACGTAAGGTCCGTAACTTGGTGTCTTCGGACCCCTACCAGAAGGTCTTTGGCACAAAACTATCCTCTGACTCCAAAGCCGCAGGACGATGGAACACGGACGTAGGGGGGGATTACTTCGCTATCGGTGTTGGGGGAGCCGTGACGGGTAAGGGTGCTGACCTACTCATCATTGACGACCCTCATTCGGAACAAGAAGCCAAGCAGGGCAACCCTGCGGTCTATGACAACGTGTATGAGTGGTACACATCCGGTCCCCGGCAGCGTTTACAGCCGGGCGGAGCAATCATTATTGTGATGACCCGGTGGTCCAAGAGGGACCTGACCGGGCAAATCCTGAAAAACAGCGAAAAAGACGGCACAAATGAGTGGGAAGTCATCGAATTTCCCGCGATTCTTCCCTCCGGGACCCCTCTATGGCCCGGATTCTGGAAAAAAGAAGAACTTGAGGCCCTAAAAGCAGAACTTCCCGTCGCTAAATGGGAGGCGCAGTACCAACAGAACCCCACTTCGGAAGAAGGGGCCATCATCAAGCGGGAAAACTGGAGAATCTGGACAGAAGATGCTCCCCCGCAGTGCGAATACATCATCCAAAGCTGGGATACAGCCTTCGAGAAGTCAAACAGGGCCGACTACTCCGCCTGTACAACATGGGGAGTCTTTAAACAGGCCGATGACAAGGGGAACTACAAGACCAACATCATCGTTCTGGATGCGTTTAAACGACGGATGGAGTTCCCAGAGCTAAAACAGAGGGCTTTTGAGATGTACAAGGAATGGTCCCCAGATTCCTTGATCGTGGAGAAGAAGGCCGCCGGGGCTCCGCTTGTCTATGAGCTACGGCAGATGGGCATCCCTCTTCAGGAATATACACCGGGCAAAGGAAGCGATAAGATCGCCCGTGTAAATGCTATCTCGGACCTCTTTGCGTCCGGGGTGGTGTGGTGCCCCGAGACAAGATGGGCTGATGAACTCATGGAAGAACTCGCAGCTTTCCCGAACGGCGATCACGACGACTTGGTGGACTCAACCAGCCAAGCTCTTCTGCGTTTCCGGCAGGGCGGGTTTGTGTCTATCAGTTCTGACGAGCCTGAAGAACCTAAGTACTTCAAGGGCCGCAGGGCTGATCGCTACTACACGGTGTAAATCATGGAACCAAGATACAAAGTTAAAGGCGCGTACTTTGTTCCCGGCACTCCGGAGTACGAGAAGTTCCTGAAAACCGTTGACCGCAACAACAAAGACAACTGGGTTGCGGGCGGCGGCGTTTACCTGCCAATCACAAAAGAAGTTTCTGCCAAGAACTACATCACGGCAAGACGCGCCAACCCAAATAACAACTTTGGCGCAAAAGATCGGATGGAGACGCAGGACTACGCCTACGACAGAGAAACCATGGCAAATCTTCTTGCCGCCTACAAAAAGGCCGCAGAGCGCCATGGCGTGCAGATGATGCATCCGGATGAACTGACCAACCTCGCTCTTCTTGAGGGCCGGTCAAACTTCGGATACAACGACTACGATGTAAACAGCAAGCAAGCCAATAAAATTGCCAAAGACCTAGTGGCCCAAGGCATCGACCCCTACGCAGCAGGATTCCCGGCGGCAATTGTCTCCAAGCAGATAATGGCCAAGCGTTTAAATCTTCCATTCGCTCAGGTGTGGAACGGCGCAGGACCCAAGGCCCGGGCATACGCCAAGAATTTTGAAGATCAAAGGTACGCGGTGGAAGACCCCCGCAACCAGTCTCTCAGACAGTTCATCCGGCAGTCCATTGGTTACAAAGAGCCTGAAGTCCAAGTTGCCTCATCTGAGGAATTTAAACAGGGCGGCTCGGTGAGGATGCCTGACAATTACAGCCCCGGCGGCTGGAAGCTGATTTAAAGGAAAACAACATGATTGATAAAGGTCTGTACCAAGCCCCGCAAGGGATTTCTGATTTGGCAGAGCCTCCTATCGAGATTGAGATTGAAAACCCCGACTCGGTATCTATCGACATGGGGGATATTGAGATCGACCTAGTCCCCCAAGAAGAAACCGCAGAAGACTTCGATGCCAACCTCGCTGACTACATGGATGAAAGCGCGTTGGATTCTCTGGCCTCGGAACTGATCGCAGACTTTGATAAAGACCAGCGAGACCGCAAGGAATGGGTCCAGACCTACGTTGATGGTTTAAAGCTCCTCGGCCTCAAGTACGAGGAGAGGACCGAGCCGTGGGACGGTGCCTGCGGTGTGTTC